CCCCGAGAGTCGAACTCGGCACCAACGGATTATGAGTCCGCTGCTCTAACCAACATGAGCTAGGGGCCCCAAAACTGTTACAGTGTGCCTGATTTCCTCAGCTCTGTTAATTCTTCTTCAACCTGATCACCCAGATCATGCTGCTTGACCATCTTGTAGAGGGGATCCAAATGCTTGGCAAATACCATACTTCCTTCTACGCAGCGTTCCATGTCATACTCGCCGGGATAGTGTCTGAGCACTGATCTAGCACGATCGCGAATCTCCCTAGGTACTCTGGGAGTCTTAGAGCGGTCACAGAGGTCCTTGAGTAGCCGCTCAGCAGCTAGTACAGCACGATATCTTTCATCTGGTAGTGTCATTTCAAATCTCGATTGTGATAATAGTCTTTTCTTGTGCATGCATGATCTCTCTCCCAACCTAGCAGCGGGGCCATTTACCTAGCTTGAGTGTCTAACAGTGTGTAGCGATCAGAACCCGTTGATCGATTCTGGCTAGCACAGCCTGTCTGTACAGCTATCACAGCTAGTATTAGTATGAACACAAGTTTGTTTAGCATGTGTATATTATATGCTCACTGTGAACTAGTGTCAACTCACTGAGTGTGTATGCGTATATGTGTGTAGTGTGACAGCCATAATAGTCTGGATTGCTCATACCGTGCAGCGGGGCCATTTAGCTGTGGTGGCGGAACGGTTCTGGACAGTGGATTACAGTGATCTATAGTGGATTACGGTAGACGACCGTGGAGGGAATGGTGCCGAACGGTTCAGAATACTGGGGTTTGGCATGTGATCTATATAGTTTTACAGAGTTTTGGATGGTGGCTTATGAGGCTTACAAAAAATTCACACTTTTCCACACTTTTTTACACTTTTCTACACTGCCCTGACCTGTGTAGACCTCTACAAGCATTCAGGCCAACAGTAAATCACACTTACTGAGCCGTTTCGCACATATACACACAACCCTACAGCGGGGCCTTTTAGTCATTATATGGTCAATGCTAGACTTATTAATACACCACATGCTAGTGTGATCCCAGCCTGTATTCTAATTGTGTATGATTCCCCATCTAGACTTATAGCTGCTAGTATGGCTAATATAGGCAAGCAGACTATGACCATTTCCACAGTTAGTTAGACTATCACAGTGATTTCGTCGTAGCTGTGTAACAGCGTTTCTCTCAGTGCATCATAGTAGACCAATGCCTGTACAGTCAGTCCCACCCTGCTACCGCCTGTTTTAACGTTGATGTTTATGCCGCCCTCACCTTCAGGATCAAACACAATTTCACCCTCATCTTGATTACCCACGAAATCAGTGTTAATCAGTGTACCTGTCAGTGAGTAGTATAAAGGACGTGCTAATGGATAACCCGCAACTTTAACGAATAACGTCACTGAGTTTGGACGCTGCAGTGTGGTCTGTGTCTGTGTGAACTCAAAGGTGCTCCAGTTGATTTCTATGTTTTCTAGATCGCCCTGTGGATCCACTGACACTGTGCGTTGCCCTTCTGGAGTTGAGGAGTTTTGGAATGTTCTAAAACCCTGTGTGGTCATGAGTTCTTGGAACTCGGGCTTGTCTATGTCACCCACGATCAAAGGTATGCCGTAGTAGCCCGTTTCAGCGGCACGCTGTATCTCTTTGAGTCCTTGATTGTATCTTATTTCCAGTTCTTCGGGTGTGCGTCCCAGTTCGTTGATGCGATCTGCCAGTTCACGTGCTTTCACTGCTGTAATAATGTCTGCCATTTGGTTATCCTTTGCTTAAGGGTATTTATTCTTGATTTCCCAGTGAAAAAATCTTTTGCGCCGCTTCGCGGATCACTTCGTGATCCCTCTATAAATACCCTTATGCGTCTACTTGATCTACCACATGGGCTGGTTTGGCCCGATTTATCCCAGATTGACTCTTCATGGCTGCTGTTTGGCACATCAGAAACACATGGGATTTCTTTGGGCTCAGGGTGGATCAATCTATCAGTGCCCTGGACAGCCCCCAATTATCATCTACGCAATCTAGAACTCATACTAGAGCAGGGTTCGCGTCCTCAGGGCATAGTATGGGTCATGCCCGATCCCGATCGTGTTACGGTATTTGATCACGGCGATCGTGTGGTTCATTGGGGTGTGCCTGACAACACACAGTGGCGCACACAGGGCCAGACTCCACGCTGGGATCAAGCACTGAGGCTTCGTCGTTGGCAGCAGAGCAGTCTCAGTATGTGTGAGGGTAATCATTGGTGGACTTGGAGTAGGCTCACACATCAGCTGGTGGCTTGGCCCTTGATTAGGGACGCTGACAGCCCGGACTTCAGTGACAGATTACGTCTAGAACTGACAAAACTTAGGTAAATATTCGTATGAAAACACTTGCTATCATCATCATGGCCCTGACTGTTTCGGGCTGTGCCACTGTTCAAAACTGGGTGCCCAGCTTTTGGGACGACAATCAAAGCCGCATCATCGTTGATGCTAGACTACTCATAGAGCAGATCGACTGCGGTCAACCACAGACTGCTCAGGTTCTGCGTGTGGATCAAGAACTGCGTCGTTTCCAACTGTATTCCCAGGCCAAAGGCACACTACAGAAGGATGTACTACGTGTTATAGAGCCCATGAAAACCTCCACTGGAGAGTGGGTCAAACGTGGCGAAGGTTCACAGACCTATTGCGAAATCAAAAAGAAATTATTAACACAGCAGGCTGATCGTGCCAGCAGTGTCATACTAGGGAGATGGTAATGTTAGAACAACTACAACAATTGGCCACATGTGGACGTCCATGGGCTGAGCAGCGAGCACAGTTTGCTCTAGAGATCACAGCTAGTTTTGAACGAGGCGATATTGCCGAATCAGAGTACAAAGAGCTGATGATCGACCTGATCGCTTCTGACAAGTTCAATGCTGAAGCTGACGACATGGAGATCAAAAACATGTTGGTTTCATGTGTGATGATTGGAGCTAAACTGGCATGAAAATCCGTGAAATAATCACTGAAAACATCTTTACCACTGACTATCACAAGGTCATGAATGCTGTGGCCAAACTCTATGACAGCCACTACAATATCAACATCTGGGAAAACGGTGAAGCCCACGATGAAGCTGCCAAGGTGCTGCTCAAAGCACACCCTTCGGAAGAGCAGCTGGAGTTCATGATCAAAACTGGTGAACTGCCCGAAGATCTCTATGATCTAGACTTTCCCATCAACGATGATCTAATGATGGGCACACAGGGTTCGCAGCAGGGCGATGAAGAACTCAGTGATGATTTAGACTCTGATGTTGAGGAGGCACAGGCCTCAAAAAAGCTCTGTACTAGCAGCCGAGCAGACGCCAGCTTGGGTGCTAGTAATCTAGCTTCATGTAAGTCGCAGGGCTATCGTGCTCGTGACGGCAAGAAGAGTCATAAAATTGGCAATCAACGTGTCACAGTAGGGGACAAGAAGATCAAGGGCAAGGCCCATGGCGGACCCTTGCCCGATTGGAGTTAACCCAGCCCCCGGGTTCTTTCCAGTATTGATTGGCAGGTCACGCACATGGTAACACCGGGCACCAGCCGTTGACGCTCTTGGGGAATATCTTCCCCACATTCCACGCATTGTTCAAGACTGGGCTGACTACGTTGGTTGGCCAGTCTACGCTGTACTTCTGCCACAGCGTTCATGTGTAGGTGAATACTGTGAAGCTGAGCCATTTCGGCTTCTTCCTCGTTGTTATATTCAAAATTGTCTTGAGTATTCATAGGTATTTCTTAGATCTTTTCGCCTCGGGTAAATCCACGGAAGCGTAGGAACCTAGGAAATCTAAGGCTCCATACTTGATCACTGTCCTGGCTCTGAGTTGCCGCATCTGCCCGCACTTCTACAACCTGCCCAATCAGTGTATCTTTGGCTTCCCAGAATTCTGCTCGCTGTTTGTCTGTGAGTCCAGACCCAACGTTGACCACAATCCGTTTACCATCGTCTTCGCCTTCACAGATCAGAGCACCTAGTTTGCCCAGGTTACGGCCTGTGCCTTCTTCCACAGCAGTGACAGCAAGACTTACCTCAATAAAGGGCTTCATCTTGAGCCAGCTGACAGTACGCTTACATTCGTACTTGGCGTCGGGCTCTTTGATCATAACACCCTCATAGCCCGCAGCCACCATTTCTTTCATGTAGTCTTTGAATTCAATCTCGTCTGTGAACACATCTAGATCAAACTCACGTTGTGGAACAACAGTGATAAAGCCCGATTGATTAAAGATCTTTTCAAATGTCTTCAGCAAGGCTGAACGTCGACGTTGGCCCAGGGTGCTGATGCCCTGTTTGAATTCTACCAAGGGTATGATATCAAATAGGTTGAGCACAGCATCTCTGGCAGTGACGTTGTCCTTGCGGTGTACCTGCTTCATTAGATCCTGGAAGCTGCCACTCATGATCTCACCATCTAACACGTATGAGCGTCCAAACTCCTCCATAAAGCCCGCAAGATAGTCTGTGACGTGCTTGAAGTTGGCCAGCTCTTTGCCGTTGCGTGTGTATTGTGTAACAGTCTTGTTTTCGTAGTCTATGACAGTAAGACAGCGAACACCGTCCAACTTGCGTTCTATGATCTTCTTGCCCGTCATTTTGCCTTCGTGATTGGCAGAGTCGTGACTGAGTTGGCATTCAAATACAGGCACCCGATAATGTTCTTTTTTGGCTTTCTTGGCCACGGTGTTCACTGTCTTTTCAGAAACGCCACAACGTAGGTCTTTGATAAGAATACGTCGATAAAAGCCGTTCCACTGTTCCTGGGTGGCCACACCCATGGCGAGTTGAATAGCATCGCGAGCAGCATGACCTGTAAGATCACGGCGGTATAGGCTTTCGGCCAGTTGTTTAAAATTAGTCCAAGCTAGACCCTGACCCCCTGCTTTAATCTTTTCCGGAACCTGCTTGACACCAAAAGTGTAGAGGTTATCTAACGCCATGCGTACACCCTCAAAGAACTCATCAAGTCCTTCTTCCATGGCTTCTGCTAGGATGGCTTCTTTGGCCAATCGACTGTTGTCAGCTTCTAGTTTGGAAATGATAACTTCTGGTTGTGTACGCAAGATCTGCTCCTGTTAGTTAAGTATGTATATATTGTAACACTGTTAGTGATCGGTGTCAACTAGATAAGACTTTTTAGCTCGTTTTGGATACGGATTGGATTCCATGGACCTGCTCCGCAATCTATAATGTCAATATTATTATCTTTACAGATTAACAGAACGTGATCTCTGATCTGTTCCCACGAAGTTTCCATAAGCCATTCTGTCATTCCCGCACCCAGAGTACAGCACTTATATCTAAAATGTCCTAAGACAGCGTTTTCAATCCATTTAATAACTTCTGGATCCTCGTGATAACACAACCAGGTATAACTGGCTTCCCAAAACGGCCCGTAAGGCAGTTGATACTTGCCCAATCGTCCGATTGGGTTACTGTTTGTAATTCCCGGCTTAGTATGTACCAACCCGTTTGGAAATACAGTAGGATTAAAAGTATAGAACCAAGCCATGTTAAAATCCTGCGTTCCAGTTGCGGAGTTGATCACGTGCCGCAGACAACTTTAATCCTCGAGCCAGATGCTTTAGGCCGTTGCTAACGACAAAGTTAGAATCAAGTTTAGCGTATTGCGTATTATTCCATTGCGGACACGCTGCTTTGATAGCTAATTGTGCTTTATTCGCAGTGGTATATCGTTTAGACAAAAGGGTTGCTAGCTGGTCTTCTTCAGCAATAGACCACTGGATTCCTAAATCGTTATTTTCTTTCAACAACATTGCGAAACTAGTCATCAAACAGCCATCAATGCTTTGATGTTTAAAGTTACGAACAAGCCACTCTAAACTTGACTTCAAATACGTTCCGGGTTGACTGGACGACTTATCGAGATCGTATGTTTCATAGGTTTCGTTTAGATTATGAATAGCATAAGCAATCTTATTGCCAGCACGACGAACTGCTATTTGGGGAACACTGTCAATAACAGATTGAATCTGTGGAGCAGGGTATATACCACAAGCAACTTTAATAAAATGTTGATCAAAGATATCAACACCACGTTTGTTTCTTACATTAATTGCTAAGAACAAATGGCCTGCGATAAACAATGCCAGTTCATGCGTATCTTGGAAATTGCCTTGGTCCGGAACTTCAGCTACCCAATATGGCAATTCGTTATCGCCTTTACGAATTCTGTTCACACCTGTGTGTGTTACATCTGCGTTGTATACTTGACTGCCGTATTTGTCCGGCATAATTAATCCAAGACCACAAACAGCAAATTGATCAAACCAATCGTTCTCTAATTTAAGACAATGGTTTGGGCTAGTATCTCGATTAAAACTAGGATGACTAAAAACTTTGTCAATCTTAATCATTTTAAAAGATGGAACAAGATTGAACATTGTCAATACTTTTCCTGCCGGTGTTTGAGAACTGTATTGATTAATTCGACCCTGCCATGGACCGTGTACAGCATCAACAGCCGCTGCTAGATCTGTAAATGGGATCAATCCAAATTGATAGTTTTTACTCATTTCTTTAGTATCGATAAACGCTTCATCGATTGTGAATGAGTGTTTAAATTTGGACGTAAATTGTCCAACAGAGTTATGCGTCGAAAGACGTTTTTGTTTTTTAGACATACTTAATTTTCCTCTAGCCCTGTGGGCTATTCGATGTTCAGTTATTTCAGCACCATGCTCTCTAACTGTATATCAATAATAACAGAGGATTAAGTTGTTGTCAACCTAACATTTCCAAACGTAGATCTTGTCCTGCTTCTTCTTGCCCTTTTTAAGATCGTCGTGCTTCTGGCCCATTTGCTGTAACAGATCTTCTTGTTCGTGACAGGGCGGTAGCCCGTGCTTAACAGCATCGTCGTACATTTTGGGCGATATGTTAAAGGCCACATGTCCGCCCTTTTGGATATTGTCCACGCACTTCTGCCAAAGTGGAATAAAGAAGTTCTTGTAAAAGTCTTCGTCCTTTTCCCACGGAGTCATGTGCTCGTAAAGTTCTAAATTGACATAGGGCGGGCTTGTTAATACAAAGTCATAGTTGAGTTGACTAAAGTCTATGTCCAAACAGCTAGACCATATCATCTTAAGGTCAAAGGGTTCTGCGTCAAACAGTCTGTTCTTGGCCTGTGTCTCGGCGTTCAAGAAAGCTATCATTTGATCATAAGCAGGAATCATTTCAATATTAGTGTCACAGCCTGTGTAGTCGATACCCAAGGCCCACGCACCTAGCATACGTCCGCCCCAGCCTGCTGTAGGATCTAACACAGATTGAGCATTGTATTTTCTGTAGAGATATTTGGCAGTTGTGGCCTTAAACATAACCACACTGCCTAAGTTGATACGAAAGCACTCAAACACATTGCCTGCGGCAGTACGGCCTCCGCGATTACGCACTTTGGTATCTTCAATCAGTTTGGCCCACCCGACAGGGTCATTAGCAATGTCGTAGATAGTCTTACCGTCTTGTCTGCGACATTTCAGCAAATTCTTAAACTGATAATGATACAGGAAAGGATTGCCCGCAAAGTTGTTCTCATTTGTGTCAGCTGAAAACTTGCTGAGATTATTAAGATCCTTGCGTAGGTCTGCTGTAGATATCAGTTTGTGTGTTTCAATATCTGTAATAGTAACTGAGTCTAGATGTAGATTTACAGGTTTGAGCGGTTTACTAGCAGCCATTGTTTATAGTAATATTAATAAGAGTCATCTAGCAATTATACTAGATAACTCTCACAAAGTCAAGCCAAGAAGTCGGCCCAGCTTGGGTGCTGTATATGGTAACCACGTTGCTTACGCTTGTTGACCAAATCCCAAAAGTGTGGCTTGTAAGGCATCTGTTTTGGTTTAAACTTTCCCACATGAGCTGCTTTCTTGTAGTTACAAGGTTTACAGGCTGTAGTAGAGTTTTCCCAAGTGGTCTTACCACCCTGACTTACAGGGTGTACGTGATCGAGCGTGGCAGTTTGGTCGTTGACTTCTGTACCGCAGTATTGGCAAGCATATTGGTCGCGTAGAAACACATTACGTTTACTCAAACGCATTGTGTGTTTAGGACGTTGATATTCCTTCAACATGATAACCGCAGGAACCTGAGTCTCCCAGCGTGAGGATCTAACGATCCAATCTTCGTGCCAAGACAAAACTTCTACCTTGTTTAGAACGAGGTAGCGAATGGCCTCCTGCCAATCTACCGTACTCAACGGTAGAAGGCTGACAGGACTCATGTCTGCGTTCAAAAGTAGTGTGCTCATGATGATTACTTCTATAAAATAGTATTTAACCAGACGATTTTAATGTCTAAGAATACTTGCGTCAACCAAAAAAATAGTGTACACTAGTAGAAATTCAACAACAAAAGGAACATAAATGAGTTTAATCCCAATGGTCGTAGAGTCATCAAGCAAAGGCGAACGAGCCTACGACATTTACAGTAGACTGCTGAGAGAGCGGATTATCATGCTCAACGGCCCAGTAGAAGATAACATGGCCAATGTGATCGTAGCACAGCTATTGTTCTTAGAATCAGAAAACCCAGACAAAGACATCAGCTTGTTTATCAACAGCCCAGGCGGTGTAATCACTGCGGGCATGGCTATCTATGACACCATGCAGTTTATTAGACCCGATGTCCAAACATACGTTATGGGGCAGGCCTGCTCAATGGGTAGCTTCCTAGCACAAGCAGGCGCTCCTAGCAAACGTTTTATGTTGCCCTATGCTCGCCACATGATTCATCAACCTAGCGGTGGCAGTCGCGGCATGCAGAGTGATATCGAAATCCAGTACAAAGAAATCACTAAGATGAAAACAATCCTTACCGAACTGTATGTTAAACATAACAGCAAAGGCAAGACCTATGCTGAGTTTGAACGTGACATGGATAGAGATACATTCTTGTCGGCACAAGAAGCCCTTAATTACGGCCTAGTTGACCAAATCATTGACAAGCGTCCATGAAGCGACTGTTTGTATTTGGTTGTAGTTTTACGCAATGGAATTGGCCCACTTGGGCTGATATCCTAGCTAAGAATTACGATCATTTTGAGAATTGGGGTAAATCCGGTATTGGTAATCGTGCCATCGCTCAGCGTGTCAGTGAGTGTGTGTTAACAAATACATTCACTGATCAGGATACTATAATTGTACAGTGGACAGACTATCATAGATTCGATCAACATATCAGTGGCCTATTTCCAGAATCAAGCTGGCGTCTTGGCGGCAGTCTGTTGGTAAAGGAAGATAAAGAAATACAGTATATCAAGGACACATGGCGTGAGGACAGTTATATCTATGACGGCCTCACTCTTATCAACCTAACAGAAAGTTTATTAAAAAGCACAGATGCTAGAGTACTCTTTTTGTCTAGAACAGATATGAGCGTAGATCTAGAACGGTTCCCACAGTTGGAATTTTTGTCGCCGGTATTAGATTCTGACCTATGGGTAGGAGATCCAATACAAGAATATGTAGACAGTTTAGGTTACAAAGGCAAACCTATGATGGTCAAAGATGCCCTAATGTTTGGAGTGCCCATCGGCCGCCCTGTGTTAGACCTACATCCTTTGCCTAGTCATTATCTTGCTTGGTTGACTCAAACATTCCCTGATCAAATATTCGATCAAGAGTTTGTTAAACATGCTGACACAGTTCTAGAATCAATCAGTCATTACGATCAATTCAACGATGGCTACGAAACAATAATGGATTGGTCAATCAAGGGACCTAAGTACATTAGGGGCTATTAAAACAGATAGCCAGCTTTTCTACTAGATCGCTCATCATAGCATCAGAGTGGTAAGGAGTAGGAGCAAAACGCAATCGCTCTGTGCCTACAGGAACTGTTGGATAGTTGATGGCCTGTACGTAGATATTATACTCGTTGAGCAGTGTGTCTGATATCTTTTTACATCGAAACGCATCTCCTACCAGCACAGGCACAATGTGTGTTTCGTTGTCCATAACAGGAAGACCGTTGTCACGCAACATCTGTTTTAGTTTGGCAGCACGTTCTTGATGCTGCTGTCTAAGCTCGTCATTTTGTTTTAGATATTTTACTGCGGCCAACGCACCAGCACAGGTCACAGGACTCATTGAAGTAGTAAAGATAAAACCACTGGCTATAGATCTTACAGCATCTATAACTACTTTGTCGGCAGCAATATAACCACCTTGTACTCCGTAGGCTTTCCCAAGCGTACCATTGACTATGTCAACGTCATTTTCTAATCCTAACTTTTCAATAATTCCGCCACCGTGTTCACCATAGAGACCAACAGCGTGTACTTCATCTACATATACTATGGCAGCATACAGCCTAGACATCTTTATGATTTCTTCTAGCTTTGAGATGTCCCCATCCATAGAGTACACAGATTCTAACACCACACAGGGAGTTGCTTTTCTAGCAACAACTGATTCTAGTTTATCTTGTAGATCTTGTAGATCGTTGTGTTTGAATATTTGTTTGGGTGCTCGACTATGACGCATGCCTTCTATGAGACTAGCATGGTTCTTAGAATCTGACACAAATTCAATGTTTGGAATAATCTTAGTAAGAGCAATCAAAGTCCATTCGTTGGCCACGTAGGCCGAGCTAAACAGCAGTGCCCCGCCCTTTTTATGTAATGTAGACAGTTCGTGTTCAAGTGCTACGTGATAGTGGCTGGTCCCTGCTATGTTACGGGTACCGCCCGAGCCAGCACCTGTTTGATCCAGTGCTGTACGCATAGCGTCTAGAACAACTTTGTGTTGTCCCATGCCCAAGTAATCGTTTGAGCACCAGTTTACAATCTTTTTAATATTATAAGGGCCATACCATATGGCGTAGGGATAGTCACCCGCTTCACGCAGGATGTCATTAAACACCCTATATTTCCCTTCGTTTTTAAGCCGGTCAATGAGCTTTTGGAATGGTTCTTTGTTAATCATAATGTCCGATAAATAATGTAATACAGTTCTATATTTAAGGTCAAGACAAATGGATATAATCAAAACAGACGTGCCAGTTTTCCTGCGGCTCTTAGAGTTAGCTAGGGAGGATGTCAAACAGGACACTGATCTACACGATATCGCACAAAAACTAATAGAAATCAGTCAAGATCATGTGGTCACAATGGCTGATTACAATGATATTGTGGGTTTTATGAAAAAACAAGGTAGTACTGATGAGTTAGATAGAATTAGAACATTAGGCGGACTATAATGACAAAACAAGTAATCAACATTGGATCATCTGTAAACAAAGGCGACGGTGATCCGTTACGTACAGCGTTTACAAAAATAAACGAAAATTTTACAGAAATTTATAACACGTTAGGGGTTACTCAACTAACTGAATTAGCCCAAGATTATGCCGCAGAAATGTTTCTCAGCGGAACACATGAAGGTATAACAGTTACCTACGACGACACAACTAATAAATTTAATCTCACAGTAGAGCAGGATTTAGACGGAGGAGCTGCCTCCGCAGTCTTTGATGAAGACATTTCAATAAATGGGGGCGGAGCATAACATGGCACGTAGAATACAACTAAGAAGAGACACAGCATCAAACTGGTCTTCAACTAATCCAACACTAGCACAGGGCGAAATTGGTCTAGATTTAACCAATAAAAAAATTAAAATAGGCGACGGTGTTACATCATGGAATACTCTTGCTTATTGGGACGATAACGAAACCAATATTGACAAATTTGGTGAAGGGTTCAGCTTAACTGATACCGACAAGATTGTCACTAACAAACTGTTCAGTACAAATTTAACACAACCCAACCAACGATATAGACTAGAGTTAGATACTAACGGTGTTGTTAAATTACCAGATGGCAGTATTATTAACGGTGCTACGCTAAAAACCATAGCAGGCAACTATGCTGGTATTACAGCAGGACCAGCAAGCCCAGCAGGTAAAGATGAAGATTCATGGATGTGGGTTGACAACAATGGCGCTACTATTGCCACAGAATACAGTACAAATGCTCATACTTGGACATTTAATAACGATGGTGCATTAACATTCCCGCAAGGCACCACGATTGCCACCGCTGACGGAACAGATGCATTTCTCATAGACGGTGCTGTTGACAAAGATGTTCAAATATATACCTATAGTGGTCCTACCCCCACTGCTCACGGTTGGACGTTTGGCGCAGATGGTACGCTAACATTGCCAGCAGGCGGTACCATCAATAATACTGACGGTATCAAACTTGTGACTGATAGAGGCACATTGGCCATTGGTACTAACATGGAAACGCCAGGTGTAGCAGGACACTTCCACATTGCCTTTGACGACAGTAACAGTAATTCACCCGCTAGTGACCTGTTCCTAGGTGACGACTACAACTATGTTAAATTGCCTGGATATGAACTCAATCCCGTCGACTATGGTGTGGAGATTGGTACAAACGACAGAGATGGCGGTGGCGATCATACTTGGCGCTTTGGCACAGACGGTAGTATCACATTCCCAGATGATACAGTACAGACCACAGCCTACACTGGACAAGGCGGTGGTACAACAACTACTACCGACCTGTGGATAGCGGCTGGCTCAGGTCCAGGCGGAAGTGCTATATTACATTCAACTGACGGCGCAACTTGGATCACACAAGATTTCGTGATAAACGGTCAAAGTATCGATAGTATCAATCGTGTGGCCATTAGCAGTGACAGAATTGTCTACTTGATGGACTTTGATGGCCCAGGTAGTGCTATATATCACGCCAGTGCTCCTGAAGATACGCCAACTTTGGCTGTGGGTACTGATGTATACGGCTCTGACTCACTTGTCTACTGGAGTGAAATTAACTATCTAGGCGGCAAGTTTGTTGCTGTTGGATCAGCATCATATAACGGTAATACTGTATCTAGTAGTATTACTGCCGTGACATTAGCCGGCGGCGGCAGAACTTACCCTCGAATCACTCTCAGCAATATCAACTATAACTTCAGCGGTGAGACCATCACCATCACCGGTGCTGTCAACACTGAACTAAACGGTACATTTGTTCTTGAATACAACAGTCTAGACACACTAAGAACTGGTGTATACGACCTAACACTTGACGACTCCAGTGTTCCAACAATAACCAGCACTGATGTTACTGATGCCGCAATGGACGACTTGACCAACATTGACGGACGTATTCCAATCTTTGCCTACAGTACCGACGGTGTTGCTTGGACCTATGGTGACTTAGACCCAGGGTATGTGGAATCATACGGCGGCCCTGAAGCAGAATTAGAAATGAGCGATGTAGCCTATGATGGCACAGGCTACTTAATTCCTGTTACCAGCGATCAGTTTGGCGAGTTTGGTGATGGCGGTGCTCCATTGATCTACGGTCCAGGTGCGTTCTACATCACTGATTTGACAGCGGAGGCGGGTGAAGGTCAGTTTATTGATGGTAATAGCGAACCAGGTGGATTGCCAGGAAACTTCAACAACATTGCGGCCTATGCTGATGGCACATTCTTTGTCAGCGATGACCAATATACAGTATGGACTGGTAATCCCAATATTGGATGTACTCCCCACAATCACACGTCAGCGTTGGTTGATGCTTATGGTTGGGAACCCGAAACTAATGACGACAACAACAACAACGATGTTGACTCTGCTGTGGCAGGCACAGTTGGAGGAACTGAGTATTGGGTAGGTACTACCAATGCTGGTATGGTTATCTCAACCAGCGACCAATGCGACACATTCCAAGTGTCTATTCCAGATCCTTACACATCCAGTATTAGTGATATTATTCGCGGCACAACCACAACAATCATCTGGTCTGGTATCGACCCAGCAGGTAATGGTGAAAAGATTGTTATCACGGGAGTAACTACTCAAGAAGATCCTTCACCAGGAACAACTAACCAAAGTTACAATGGCACGTACTATATCAAGTCCAATATGGGCGACTATGAACTCTACACAGACTCAGCATTGACCACACCGTGGGACACTACAGGCTACTGGCCAGTAAATCAAAATACTGGTACAATAACTTGGGGTCATGGCGAAGATTTAGATAGTATAGCCATTGGTGATGGTGTTTGCGTTGTCTATAGCGGCGAAGCCGACAAACTGTATCGTTCAACAGATTTGATTAACTGGACTGCTTTTTCAATCAACGGTCCTTACGGTGTTGACGACATTTACTATGGCACTAGAACAACAACAACATCAAACACCTTGGTCAACGGCGATCAAACACTTACACTAAACGCCGATGGTTCAGTAACATTCCCAGATGGCTCAATACAAACAACAGCCTACACTGGCACCTCAGGCGATGCCAATGTTTGGGTACAGACATTTGAATCAGTTGAAGGTGCTCCAGACGATGTGGTTGCGGCCGCGAT